ATGAAGTAATCGCAGCACTTGCTTAAGACCGAGCCCATGACGAAGGGCGCAGCGGAAGCGCTGCCGGCGGGCATCTGGAAGATTGGGACAGTAGCGATCCTCGGATCGTTTCTGTCACAACTGGATGCGACGGTGGTGAATGTGTCACTACCGACGCTGGCGGAGGAGCTGCACTTCGGGCGGGCAGCCGAGCGGGAGCACATCGTCCAGTCGGCGCTGAGCCAGCAGGTGCAGCGGCTCGAGCGCGAGCTCAAGCAGCTCGAGCGCCGTGACGCTTGCATCCGGGGGCCTGTCGGCCCTGGCCGCATTAGTCGCGCCTTCGGGACCTTCGAGTGCGGTCCTGCTTCCCGACGATGTTCCGACCTCCGTCATAGTCAGGAGTGCCGAGTGAGCTGTCCTCAATACCTTACACATATTAGTGCGGCTGGCGATCGCTGGGATCTGCTGGCGTGGAACTACTACGGAGACGCCACTCTTCTAGGCACTATCGTGATGGCCAATCCGACCATACCGATCGAACCTGTACTCTCAGCAGGAATGACGGTGCTCATTCCAGTGTTGCAGAAGGCCAGCGTGGTCGCAACGGATTTGCCGCCGTGGAAACAGGCGCAATCGTAGAACAGGTTGTAAGATCATGGCTGCAGCTATTTCGTTTCCTGTGCGATCCCCTCAATGGGTGTTGACGTATGCGGGGATCAACATTACCACGGACATTTCGACGATGGTTCTCAGCATCAGCTATACGGACAACCTTTCCGCGCTCTCCGGTGAGGTCGAGCTGCTGATCGAAGACCATGATCGAAAATGGCAAACAACATGGTATCCATCGCTGGGCGACGAACTGAACCTGGCGATGGGTTATCGCGGCGAAGGGCTGCTACCGTGTGGCGACTTCCAAATCGATCAGTTAGAACTAGCCGGTCCTCCGGATACTTTTACGATGCGATGTCTGGCGGCCTTTGTCACTCCCGCCATGCGTACGCGCAACAGCGTGGGATACGAAGGTCAGACTCTCCTTGGAATAGCTCAAACGCTGGCCGCAAAGTACGGGCTCGTGGTAGTCAGCGCACCGGACGTGATCGACGTCGTATTCGAAAGATTGACGCAGAAGCACGAGACCGACTTGGGGTTTTTGAAACGCCTCGCAATCGAGCAGGGCTATGATTTCACTGTACGAGGTTCGATCCTGGTGTTTTATTCCCGCGTCACCCTCGAAGCTTTGATACCCGTGCAAACGCTGGATAGGACCGGCCTCGAACGCTTCGAATTCCGTAACCGTACGCACAGTACGTATCGCAGCGCACAAGTCGCTTACCACAACCTGACGAGCAAATCGCTGATCGTTCAGAATGCATCGGCAATTGCGCCGGTTGTAACCGCCGACATCCTAAAAATCGTGTCGCGATGCGAAAATGGGCCGCAAGCGTTACTCAAGGCTCAAGCCGCTTTAAACGCGAGTAATATGTGGTTCATCGACGCCACGCTGGTGATGCCTGGCTCAATCGCGATGGCCTCGGGCATTACTGTGAACCTAACTGGATTTGGCGAGTTCGATGGGGTTTATATCGTTTTGGTCGCCAATCATCGACTCGATCGGGTTCATGGTTATACAACTCGCCTGGAGGTCAGTCGTGTCTTTTAATTTGTTTGGGACCCGACCTGAGAATGCATCCGACCCACAGCCTTCCACACTGCGGCTGGGGATTGTTCAGGATCAGGATCTGTCGCTTTGCCGCCTGAGAGTTACGTTCAACGAATTCGATCAAATGCTTAGCTACTGGCTTCCGGTCGTGGTGCCCAAGACGCAGAACGATAAAGCTTATTGGCTGCCGGACATCGGCGAACAAGTTATATGCCTGATGGATGAGCGAGATGAAGCGGGAGTAGTGCTGGGTGCCATTTACTCGACGGTCGACGCCACTCCTGTTCAGAGCGCTGATAAATTCCACCTCGGGTTTAAGGACGGAACCGCGGTGGAGTATGACCGCGCGGCGCACGTGTTGGCGTTGAGCTTTCAAGATACCACCGCCTTCAAGTACGACAGTGGACATCACGCGCTGACGCTTGACTTCGAAGATGGAGCTGCGGTCGGTTACGACTCGGCGGCGCATTCTTTGACGATAGATTTTAGCGATGGGACCGTCATTAAATACGATGCGGTGACGCACAGCTTTTCGATGCTCGGAGGTGCCACGGCCGCGGTGACTATAAATGCACCGGCCGGGATCACTCTTCAATCGGAGCCGTCCTATGTCACCATTCTCCCGGCCGGAGTCACGGTGCACCCGTTGCTTCCTTGATGGTAAATGAGAGACGTAGCGATGACAAATGTTAGAAGACGAAATGCCGGCGAGATCGATTCGCTTCGCCAGGGTCGACGATGAGCGCGGGAGCTACAACTTTCGCCGATATCATATCGGTAGACTGGTCCTTGGAGCTGGGAGTGATCGGTGGAGTCGTTCAGGGAATCAATGACATCGACCAATGTATCGCGATTATCCTTACCACACCTCCAGGCTCGGACCCGCTGCGTCCGACTTTTGGCGCCGACCTGTGGCGATACATCGACAATCCAATCAGCGTCGCGATTCCGTCTATCGTGCGCGAAGTCAGCGCGGCAATTGTGACGTGGGAACCCCGAGTCGCTCTGCAATCAGTAAGCGTAACACCTGCGAGCGACGGTAGTTCTCAATCGGAAGCTCACTTGAATGTCTCTATAGCATGGCAACTTAAACTCGCGGGGCAGGCTTCTTCGCCCCGGGTTACGGTGGTCGTTCTTTCAGGAGGTGTGTGATGGCGCAGGGTATCCCTTCATTGCCGGCGCCGGTGTTCGTCGATGATGCCGATGGTACCAGTCCTAACTTGATCCTGGCCGACATGATTTCTGCTTTTGAATCGGCGTCGGGCCGGGTATTGCAGCCGGCACAGGTGGAACGGCTGCTGATCGATTTGTATGCCTACCGGGAGTCGCTGGTGCGCAACGCAATTCAGTATGCAGGTCAACAGAATCTTCTAGCCTTTGCCATCTTTCCGATGATCGACTATCTGGGCAGTCTGGTTGGAGTTACCCGCCTGCAGGCGCAACCAGCCACCACGACTATAGAGTTCACCCTTTCGAATCCCTTGACAATCAATGTAACAATCGCCGCGGGGACGTCGGTGGGTAGTGGCGACGGCCAGGTAGTGTTCGCCACCAATGCGGACGTTGTCATCAGCGCCGGTAGCACCAGTGCTACCGCGAATGCAACTGCTACCGTCGCGGGAATGGCTGGAAACGGCTTCCTGGCCGGTCAAATTAGTGTGTTACTGAATCCCAGTGCGTTGATTTCCTCCGCGAGTAACACCAGCACCAGCTCGGGCGGTTCGGCGCCCGAAACCGATGATCATCTGCGCACGAGGATTCAGGCCGCGCCGAATCAATTTAGCTCGGCAGGCCCAGCCGGTGCTTATCGATTTTTCGCTCTAGGTGTGGATCCTTCCATCATCGACGTGCAGGTAGTTAGTCCCGCACCTGGTACCGTGAATGTCTACGTTCTCACCGGTCCGGTGGCCGTGCAACCGGTGGCCGCACCGAACGCGACCGGGATTGCAGGTTCAGCGTTGTTGTCGAGCGTCCAGGCTGCGCTCACCGCGGATACGGTGAGGCCGCTAACCGATACCGTGGTTACGTCATCGGTGACGGAGATCGACTATCAGATAAATGCGACGATCACCTTATACTCCGACGTAGATCCAACTCAGACTATGGGGGCCGCCGCTACGGCAATCCAGCAGTTCGCGATCGAGCTTGCTTCAGAAATTCAAAGAGACATTGTGCCGAGTCAGATTATTACGGCCCTTTCGGTGGCTGGGGTCTACGAGGTGACTCTGAGCGCACCCATATATACGCAGCTGACCGCGGGTCAGTGGGCCAACTGTACCAACATCGCGCTTGCTCAGGCTCTTAGCACCGAACACAGCTAGGCCGCGAGATATAGCGAACAAATAACAGGACTAACAAGTGCCTGAACTTCAAATTCCGCAGTCGATAAATGACGCCAGGAGCCAGGCTTTGATGGTTCTGATCGAGCGGCTCGGCGACATTGATCTGACGCCACTGCTAGTCTATCGAATCGATTCGGTTCCGGCTACTGCCTTGCCCTTTCTGGGCTGGCAATTCGACATTATCTCGCCGCTCTGGCAGACAGTTGCGCCGATAATCGCCAGTGTCGACGCCATCACCGATGTCGACGCACTGATCGACATCGACACGTTAACAGAGCCTTCCTCGTTGGTGGGAATTCAGCAGAGCGACGCCATCGCGGCGCAGCGCGCGTTGATAAAAATGGCGATTCAGCTGCATCGTTACCGCGGAACGCCATGGTCGATCAAAACTGCGCTCGCGACACTGGGTTGGGCGAGTATATCGATTCTTGAGGGGCAAGCGAGTTGGGGCGGCAGTCAATATCCTTCCAATGAGGGGTGGGCTGTGTTTCGCGTGATGATTCAGGTTCAAGCGGAACAGACAGTCGATCCTGGTGTTCCTGCTACTGCCATTGCGGCGGTAAATTTCTTCAAGCCCGCGCGGTCGCTGCTGGATTCGCTGGTTTTCGTGTTGCCGGCGGTTGATGATTCCGTGTCCACACCCGGCGATGGCCTGACTGTGAGTGGCATTGTCAGCTATCAACTCGACACCGGACCGGAGCCTTCGGACGTGGCGCTAACGATGGCAATCATATTGCCGCCGGTTCGGGATTCGTACGGGCCCGCAGTCCCGCTTTACTCCGCACATTACCTCCATAGCGGAATTACCTATGGCGTCAACGAGCCTGCCGTCGCTGACTCGGCCCTGCTAGTCGACGGCAACGCGGTACTGCAAGGCGGATAGGAGCGGGACTTTCGCATGGCGATGTCCTGAAGGTTGTTGAGATTTGAGTGGCGGCACACCTCGCCCGATCAGAAGATCGGGTTGGGAA